TACTGCCTCAGTAGCAACACCTACTAACAATGATTCCGCAAATACAGATTTATTTTTAGATGTTAACGGTACAGATGAATACACTTTAGATGGTGTAAATGATCCAGGAAACTTTACATATTCATTTAACTCTCATGGTAGAGAAGATGGTTCTTCAGTAAATGCTTTTCATAGACACTTACCAGGTACGACAAACCTACAAACTGTTACAGTTCAATATCAAAAAAATAGTACAAACGGTGGTACTACACAAGTTAGAGAGCAATTTATTTGTGTAAAAGAAATAGCATCAGGTCTTACTACTGGTACACCAGGGAATGCATATGTTAACTAGAATTAAAGAGTTTTTTAAAAGCATTATAAATAGAATTAAAGGGTGGAGAAAATAAAATGGCATTAACAAAAGTAACTAAACATATAGTTTTTGGTTCTACATTGATAGCACACTATGGTAGAGATATAAGCGATACAACTTCATCTTCATCTTCATTAACTCAATGGGGAGAAGATATTGTATTTACTCCTCAGTATGCAGACAGTCATATAGAAATTTGCGTAACAGGAACAGTATTTTCTAGCACACAATTTACCACTTCAGATAGATTTGGTAATTTAGCAATCAATGTAAACGGTACTACAGAATATACTCAAAACGGTGTCATAGGTGGAAGAACTACCCAAGCATCTCAAAGAACTTGGCATAACCCAAGACACTCACAACATAATGGTAGACAACAGTTTCATTATGATAACTTTGGTAACTCAATCTATATGAACCATATTCACGCACCAGGAAATACTAACCAATTAACAATAGAAATAATGATGAGTTCAGATAGTGGACATTTAAGCATTCAATGTAAAGACGGATTCGTAACTGTTTCAGAAATATCTGGTGACCACTACAACAAGACATAGGATTTAACATGGCATTAACAAAAGTAACAAAACACATTTTACACGGATCCATGCTTGTGCAATTCAAGTATGCAGATTTATCTGATACAAGTAATAGTTCTAGTACACAAACTTTCCAAGCAATGGGTAGTGATATTGTAATGACACCTTTATATGCTGATAGTATATTAGAATGCACATTCTCAGGTTCGTTTCAAGATGAAAGTTCAAACAACGATGGTCAAAATGCTATGTTTAGTTTATTTGTAAACGACAACGAAGAATATACACAAGGTCACTTATTTGGGGGACCTTATAGTGGTAATCAACATCAACAACATGGTGGTGACCATAATCGTATTCAACACGGTATTACACACGCACACTTCCACAACTTTAAGAAAAGTGTAGGATTTACTCACAGTTTCTTACCAGGAACTACAAATGCACAGACTATCAATGTTCGTATTAAAAACCAAGATAGTAATAGTAGAACGGTAACTATGAGAGAAGGATTTCTAATAGTGAAAGAAATCTCAATAGGACTAGCAACATCAGGTTCTGTATAATATAAATATGTTATGTTACAAATTAAGATTAAAAGAGGTTAACTAAAATGGCAACAACTAACAATACAAACAATCAGATCCTGAAAAAAGCAGGACCTAAGTCGGTTGAAGAGTTGCAAAGAAAAGGACCACCTACAAGAGAAGAAATTGAAGCGATTTCAGAAAAGTACGGAATGGGTGTTGCACTAACTGCCGATGAAAATAATAGATTTTTAGACTACTTTCAGCAAAGAAGAAATGCTTGGGATATCGGAACATTTTTATCCGTAGCATATCCTAACTGTGAGTGGTCAATTCAACCACAAACAAGAATGGATAGAATGGCGGATGATGGTTCAGGACAATCAGCAAACGACCTAGACTTACTTGTATGGGATGAAGATAATCCACTTCCTAAACCAACTAAAGCAGAAATCGACAAAATGAGACCTTTTGTTCAAGATATTCTTGACCAACAAGCATACTTGACATTAAGAGCAAAAGCATATCCACCTGAAAGTGAACTTGTAAAAGCACTATGGGAATATGTTGTCGAAGGCGATGATGAACTTATGAATGCCCTTCAAGCAAGAAGAATTGCAGTTAAGAAAAGATTTCCAAAACCAGAAAACAAACATTGGATGGTACAATCTAGCGAATACTTGCAAATCATTCCTAATTCACCAGAAGATTTACTTAGAGATTTAGATGAAAAAGAAGCAAAAGAAATTGCTTTCAAACCTGGTGTTCAAGCAAAAGATGCCGAACCACTAGCAACAACTAAATCTTTATCTGAAAGAGCAGACGAAATACTTGCTAAAAGAAAGAAAGCACTACAAGATTCCAACAAGAAAGTTACAAGTATTGACAAAATGAATACTGTAGAGCAAAAAGTAACTGTAGCAGATATTGATAAAGCAAAAGCAGAAAAAGAAAAAGCAGAAAAATCTGAGTAATTGAGGAGATATTAAATGCCTTTAAAAAATGGAAAACTAATTCTTGAAAGACAAGTTTCAGACTTTGCAGAAAGATTTACGATAGATCCAAATAACCTCTTATCTATCGGTACTGCCGTAAGAGCAACATCAGGCACTTACGAAATAGAAGTTACTCAGTCTTCAAGTGATGATAATTACATAGGCGTTATATATGCGTTACCAAGAACATCTTTTCCTTATGTTGCCTTAATGGGTAGATGTATTGTAAATGTTAGAAACTCAGTTACTAAAGGCGATAATATTCAATTAGATACTTCCAAAGGATTCTTTACATCTGGCGGTGGTGGTGGAACAGGTTGCAGAGGTGTAGCATTAACATCTCAATCGCAAGAACACGGACAAGTAGAAGCAATACTGTTTCCAGGACCTAGATAATAATAAGAAACTACTAATTTTATTCTACTCCAAGGTTATATAAATACTTAAAGAATTATAACCTTGGAGTTTTTTTATGGCAAACCCTACAAGTAGAAGTACATTACAAGACTATTGCAAGAGAGCATTGGGTGATGGTGTCATTGATATCAACATATCTACAAATCAACTTGAAGATAGAACAGATGAGGCACTTCAATTCTTTCAAGAATATCACTTTGATGGTGTAGAAAAGACACTATTAAAGCATAAGATAACTGCAACTACAATCACACTTTCTGCGGCAGTATCAGGAAACTTTAATGCTGGTGAAAAAATTACAGGCGGCACTTCAGGTGCTACTGCTACTATCATAGATGCTCCTACGACAACGACAATCAGAATTAAAAATCATATAGGCACTTTTCAAGCAAGTGAAACTATAACAGGTGCAGTAACAAGTTCAACTGCAACAATATCATCTATATCTTTAGGTGATATATCTAATGGATACATTCCTATTACAAGTGATTTAATCACAGGTGTTGTAAAAATATTTCCATTTACAAATCGTTCAGACTTAAATATGTTTGATGTAAACTATCAACTTAGATTAAATGAAGTTTTTGATTTTACTTCAACTTCAGTAATCTATTATACGATGGTACAAAGACACATAAGTTTGCTTAACGAAGTGTTAGTAGGTAAGAAACCTTTTAGATTTAGCAGACATCAAGACCAGTTACACATAGATATGGACTGGGATAATGATGTTGATGTAGATAGTTTTTTAGTTGTAGAGGCATATAGAATACTAGACCCACAAACATATACAGATGTTTACAATGATATGTTTTTAAAAAGATATCTAATAGCATTAATTAAATTGCAATGGGGTAATAATTTAATTAAGTTTCAAGGTGTTCAAATGCCAGGTGGTGTTACACTAAATGGTGAACAAATATATAATGAGGCAAAAGAAGAAAAACGACAAATAGAAGAAGAGGTATCTTTGAAATACGAGTTACCTGTAGATTTTATAACAGGATAATGACTAAATGGCACTTAATACTATATTCAATCAAGGTGGTGGATTAAGTAGTGGTCTGTCAAACGAACAGACTTTAATTAATAATCTATATACTGAGGCAATCAAAATATATGGTTTTGATGTGTTCTATATTCCTAGAACACTTGTAAATCTAGATAAAGTATTTCAAGAAGATGAATTATCTAAGTTTACTTCAGCACATGCGATTGAAATGTATTTACAAAGTGTCGATGGGTATGAAGGAGAAGGTGACTTCTTATCTAAGTTTGGTGTTGAAATAAGAGATAGAGCAAGTTTTGTTGTAGTCAAAGATAGATGGACTGCCGAAGTCGATAACAACGCATCATTAATTGTAGAAGGTAGACCTAACGAAGGTGATTTAATTTATTTACCTTTAACAAAAGGTCTATTCGAAATTAAGTTTGTAGAGCATGAAAATATATTCTATCAACTAAATCAAATATACACTTATAGATTAGATGTAGAGAAATTTGTATATTCAAGCGAAGTATTTAACACAGGAGTTTCTGCCGTTGATGCTATTGAAGATGCAAGGTCTACAGATATGTTTAACTATGAAGTTAGACTTGAAGACAATAGCGGTGCTATATTACTTGAAAACGGATTTAAACTTATTAAAGAAGATTATAAACTTGTTGATACAACTACAACTGCAACAACATCACAATCTATTGCACCTTTGGCACAAAATAGAGAGTTTGGATTAAATGCTGATAGTATAGTGGACTTTAGTGTCTCTAATCCTTTCGGTGATATTAGTCAGAATAAATAGGTACTAAGATGTTTGGAACTCATTTTTATCATTCAACAATAAGAAAAACTGTCGTAGCATTCGGTACTATTTTCAACAATATTCAAATAAGAAGAGTTGATGGTAGCGGTAATGTTGCTCAAAGTCTTAGAGTGCCACTAGCATATGGTCCTAAAGGTAAATTTTTAGCAAGACTATTTGAAAATCCTAGTTTTAGTAATAAAGTACAAACTACAGTTCCTAGAATGGGTTTTGATATATCTTCTTTTTCATATGATAGTACAAGAAAATTAAATACATTAAATAAAAGAAGAAAGATAGATAGTGCAGATAATAGTAAATTAGATTTTCAATACCTATCTGTACCTTATAATATAGATTTTAACTTATACATTTTTGCTAAACAACAAGACGATGCATTACAATGTGTTGAACAAATATTACCATACTTTACACCTGCATATACATTAACAATTAATGCAGTACCTGAGATGGGTATCAAACAAGACTTTCCTGTAATATTAAATAGTTTAACATATGAAGATGATTACGAAGGTGATTTTGCTACAAGAAGAAGTATAGTATATACTTTAACATTTACAGTAAAAACTAATTTTTATGGACCTGTAGATAAACAAGGTGTAGTTAAGAAAGTAAGAATAGACCAATATACAAATGTTACAGATGCGCCTACAGATGTTGATGATATAAGATACGAAGTCGTACCTGATCCAACAACTGCAGATGCAGATGATGACTTTGGATTTACAGAAACAATAACTGAAAATCCTTCTAGTGCTTAAGGAGATATAACATGGCAATAAAAACAGTCTTAGCAACAACCCCAACAACTGCAACTATATCTGTATCAGGAGATTTAACTTTTGATAACTTTGTAGATATTGACATAGATGTAGATACATTGGGAAGAGATGAAACTGCAAGTAATCCTGAAGTATTAATTAATCAAGTAGATTATGATATTAATGCAGGTTCAGGACTAGGTGCAAGAGTAGAAAGAGTTACAGAACCTAACCCTACAGTTGTTCTTAGAATAGCATCAACGGCAGGTGTTGGTACTATAGAAAATCAAGGTCAAGAAAATTTAGCGGCAGAAGGTGATAAGAATATTAGAGTTTATATTGAAGATGGTTCTATGATTATCACATTAAAGAAGGTGAGTGGTTTCACTCAAAACTAACATGAGCAAAAGCGAAGATAAACTTAACGATATTTTTGATTTGCCTAAGCAAATTAAACAAGAATTTAATAACGAGATAGTTCCTGAACTAGTTTCTCCTAAACCTGTAATAAGTGAAACAGAAAGTGAAAAACTACAGAATGAACTTGAACCTATTATAGATAAAGAAGATGTTGATAATGACTATGAGAATGCTAGAAAAAACTTCTACTCTTTAATAAATAAAGGCAATACTGCTATTGATGGTATACTAAACTTAGCAAAAGAAAGTGAACATCCTAGGTCATATGAAGTTGCAGGACAACTAATTAAAGTAGTAGGAGATACTACACAAGAACTATTAAAGTTACAAAAGAACTTAAAAGAACTGAAAAAAGTCGATGATAAAGCACCTAGAAATGTAACTAATGCATTGTTTGTAGGTTCAACAAGTGAATTACAAAAACTAATCAATGGCAAGAAGGAAGGTAAAGATGAATAAAGATTTTGATTTTGGGTTTACTGCAGTTGACGAAGACGAGTTAGAGGCAGTTCAACAAACACAAGCAAGTGCAGAGAATGTAAAAGCAAGAGCAAGTAAATTAGAAGGTAAAGTAGATAAACTTTATAATGCGATTACACCTCTATTAGCAAACTTAAAAAAGAATCCTGAAAAAGAATACATATATTGGCCCAACCGTACTATTAAGATTGAGCAATTTGAAAATATTATTACGAAGATAATCAATGAATAATGAAAACTATTTAGGTAATCCTAATCTTAAAAAAACAAATGTAGCACAAGAATTTACTAAAGAGCAAATTGAAGAATATGTTAAATGCTCTAAAGATCCTGTGTACTTTGTTGAAAAGTATATAAAGATAGTAAACCTTGATGAAGGGTTTGTTAACTTTAATCTATACC